CCACCACCCTTTTTCCACCCACCTCGTGTATTCCCAATCGTGACAGGGATAAGTCACGCAGTAGGTCACGCAGAAAAATTAATCCACAAAGATCTAACTCATCCACCACCCTTACCCTTTTTCCACCCACCTCATGTAGTATTCCCAATCGTGACAGGGATAAGTCACGCAGTAGGTCACGCAGAAAAATTAATCCACAAAGATCTAACTCATCCACCAACATTGGGCGAAACTTTAAGCGATGTGCAAAAGGCGCTAGCTGAAGGATATCGCGCTACGCGTACTGGATTAACTGATTTATTCGCTGGTGCAGCAGCGCTAGGAAGAGAAACGGGAGATTTAATTAGATATCATCACTTCGTTCCTTTCTCTGAGGCTCTCACACAAGTAGAAAATCAGAGCGTAGCAAATACGCCAATCTTCAGCGGTCTAACTAGGTTCGGCATCACGAAAGGTTCGCAGCTGTTTAATGCTGAATCCCGGTTAGCTGCTAATATAATTCCCATCACGGGGACTTTTGGACACTTGGCAGCACATCCCGGAGAGTCTTTAGCCTCAAAAATCAGCGATGTGGCGTTTGGGATTGCTGACCTGCTTCCGGGGTTAGACGTAGCAGCTGGCTTTCTTAGACCGGCAGACGTAGGAGCTGAAGCGCTAGCCGGAGCTAGAGCAGCGGCGGCAGGAGGAGAAACAGCTACAGATTTGGCTAATCCACTATTGAAAGATATATCAGCTGAAGGAACGTCTCTCACAAATCCGGCAGAGAGAGACGTTTTAAGCGAATTAGATTTAGAGAAGAATGCAGGTAAAGACTTAGGAGAAGAAACACAAGCTGAAAGAGACCTAGCAGGAGAGACAAACACCGAGAAAGATCTAACAGAAGAAGATCTCACATCAAACGATTTAGAAAAAGGAAGCAGATTAAGAAATACGTTATTGAAAATAGGCAAATATGGGACAATCGCCGGTGTAGGGGTAGGGATAGGTGTTCCCCTCGGACTTTCATTATTCGGCGGGGGAGGAACAAATCAAACACAAACTACGCAAAACTATCCTACTCCTTCATCCCCCTCCTCTCCCGCAATTCCATCATCTCCTAGCATAAGACTACCAAAGACAATACCCAATCCAAGCTCTCCAACCAACTTACCTCCCTCCAGCCCCTCCAATCTCCCTCCAAACAACTTACCCCCGTCCAGCCCCGGCGTAACAGGACTATACAATCCGTTTTTGCACGGAGAACACGCACAAGAAGCCGGGACAGCATTACAAAATACTCCTCAAGGTACTGCAGCTTCTCCAAGCTCTCCAGCGGGCGTAGTACCATCAAGCCCAAGCTCACCAAGCAGTTCGCGCGGAAGCACTGGAGGATTTCTATCAAACATAATTCACAATAAATTCTTTTTAATAGGAATAATTGTAATAATATTAATCGTAATAGGTATAATAGTCATGAGGTGATATGAATGGCAATAGGTTCAGAATTTGGAGATGTATTAGATGCTTTAAGGAAAAACATAGCAGATAGCTTATCTAGCTTGGAAGCGATAGGAAGAGGCGGAGGAGATGTAGCAGCAGCTAGAGCAGCAGAAGAATTAGCAGCATATAGAGGAACAGAAATAGCACATGAAGAAAGAGCGCTAAGAGACGCGGAGTTAGCACATGAAGAAAGAGCGCTCCGAGAAAGGGTTGGAAGACTTAGCGGTTTGAAAAAAGCCGCATTGGCAGGACTAGGAATCGGAGGAGCTGGACTAGCTGGACTAGCATTATACAGTTACTTGAATAGAAATCAGCCCGGTTCTCCCTACAATCTCCCTCCCTCCAGCCCCTACAACTTACCCTCCTCTCTCGGAATCCAATCTCCAAGCGCTCCAGGCGCTGTTCCCGGAACCCCCTCCAGTCCTAGCTCTCCGGGCGTAGTACCATCTTCTCCATCATCTCCAAGCAGTCCATCTTCTGGAAGCTTGGAAGCAGACTTGAAGAAAGTGTTTGGTGTGCCGGCGTGGGTTTGGATCGTAATAGCGCTAGTGATCATAGCGTTAGTGCTGTACTACTACTATCATAAGAAAAAACATCATGGGTGATATGAATGGCAATAGGTGAAGTGTTGGGGGATACTGCAGATGCATTAAGAAGATATCTAGGAGAGTTGTATGGAGGATTAAGACGAGTAGCGGGAGATATAGGATACGGATTAGGAAGAGTATATTCTACGACACCGGGAAAACTCGCATTGATAGGAGTAGGCGCAGGCGCTGGCGCAGCAGCGTTAGGGACAGGTATAGGCTTAGGCTTGCATGGGTATGAAGTCGGAGAATATGGAGCTAATCCTCTCAATCCATTCGACTATTACTCATATGTACCATATTCTCCATATTCCCCTCCAAGTGAGAGGGAAAGCCCGCAAAAATTCATAGAAACGACTTCGTTAGGCGCTTTCTTCAATCCGTTAGTTTTGACAATAATCATCATCTTGATCATTGTCATAGTATTCCTAATAGCTACTAGAAAATGAGGTGATATAGGTGAATATAGAAGAAATACAATACGAATTAGGACAGGAGGATCAGATACCACCCCCTCAAACTAAAACAATAATAGTTCAGCAGAATCCCAAACTATTCGGGATTTCAGTTTGGTTATGGATTATTATACTATTGATATTGATCTTCATAGTACTTCTGATTAAGTGAGGGAGGATGACTGAGAGGAAGAGGAAGTGGATTCAGAAAGCAATCAAAGATAAAGGAGCGCTAAAGGAGTGGATAAAAAAAGAACATCCTACGCTACTCAGAAAAGACGGGGAAATCTCTATTACTAAATTAGAAGAATTTTATAAGAAACACAAAGAGGAACTAACGCCACATAGAAAAAGACAGATCTTGCTTGCTTTACGATTATACCATATGAGGAAGAAGAAAAGTTAAGCGGTGGTTATAGTGCAATTCTTAGATCCTGACTTAAACACTGTCCTTATCACAATCGTAGTTGGAATCGTTCTCTATGAATATCACACAATAAGGAGATATGAAGAGAAATTGAATAAACTGGAGGAAAGAACGAGATGGATGGAATACGTTCTGAAAACATCAAGGAAGTAATAAGGCATTGGCTCAACTTTGCTTTTTTTCCATTTCTTGTGGGGGATATGATTTTTGACTTCCTCAAATTCGCCGAAGATAAAATTAGACGTAAGAGTAAGAGATAACACAATTATTTTTTATATTTCTTCTTTATATTGTAAACTAGCAATAGCTCAGGACGGAGATACTATTTACATTTTTGATTCTCAAATGAACCAAATCAATGAATTAGACATAGAAGACTTACAAAAACTTACTCTTTCTGATTTTGGTTATAATAATTGCTTGTATTCCATTTACAAAGAATTCATGAAACTCTTAGTTAGACTCTAATGTAGAAAGATTTTTTAACTCTTTGTTAGAGTCTATTTTTGAGGTAAAAAATATGCCAGGGAATGTCGATTTAAGGCAAATTCCACAATGGCAAAAGGAATTAGTTTTTAATGCACTTAAGTTGAACGAGACAAATAAGACAGGTAAAAGAGGTCGACCTAGCCTCTTCAGATTCGAAGAAGGCTATGTAGCTCTTTACATGATGAAATACGTATGGGGTATGAGCGTAAGCAAGATACACGAATACATTAATGAGAATGCTAAAGAATTAGGATACAGTAAGGAGGGGGAAGAATACGTATCAAGAGACAGCATAGAGAGAAGATTTGAAGAATTAGAAAAGCAGTTAGACGGTATAAGGGAAAAATGGGAGGGACTAGAAAAACAACACGAAGAAGATGAGACAAGAGCTAGATTAGTTATTAACAGGAGCGTATGGAACGAATTGTATGAATATATGAAAGCAGTGAAGGAAGGTAAAGAGAAGTTTGATACTGAGAAAGTCGAGAAGTTGATAGAAAGAATTAGTGAGTTCAATGGAATAAAGAGGCAGTTCAGAAGATGGGTTAAAACGGTCATTGGGGCTGCAGGAAAAGGTGAGTCAATAAGCACATCTCAGTTACAAACTAGAATAAAAAACTGGGAGACTCTTTATGAATTTATGTTAAAGCAAAGGAACAAAGCTAATGCAGAACAATGGAATAAGGAGGACTTTGACGCGTTTATATTGTACATTAAAACAGTGCTAAACTATGATGAATCTACATATCGTCATTTCGCTACTCACATTAAAGATTTTCCGATAAATCAGGATTTGATAACGGATTTAAAAGGATTTCATGCTGGCAAAAAACATCCGGGTAGGAAGAAAGTCAATTTACATTATCTATATCCAGAAGAATACGTCAAAATTGATGAGTTTTGCAGTAAATTTGAGGGCGAGAAGCGGGAGAAATGCAAGATGTTTAAATTAACTCTGCAATTGCATCTTACAACAATGAGCAGAGAAGGACATAAGAAAGATATTGAACGATACGGTGTAGATAGTAGTTTGTTCGGGTTAAAATGGCAAAATGTGGATGTTGTAAAGAGAACGATTGATGTGTATGAGAGCAAAACCCAAAAGATATGGTACGGCATAAACTTAGATCTTCTATTTCCAGATCTATTAGATACCTTACTAACGCTGAAAAAAGACGGGGACGTTTACATAGTTAAGGACACTTTGGGCTTTACATATGAAAGCTATAAGAGTTGGTTGAAACAATTCTCAAAGTTCTTGGGCAAAGTCGATGAGAAGGGAAGAGGCACATTGACCCCCCATGATATTCGTAGATCTGCCGCTTACTGGCGTATAAATTATCTCGGTTTGCCTCTTGAATCGATAAGCGGATTTGCCGGAGGTGAAAGATATTACAGCCCCTTCGGCGTGGCATGGGAAGACCCCAACACGCTGATCTCTTACTACGCGTCACTCGAAATGAGATTGCAGAAACTCCTACAGCAGTTTAAGACATTAGCTCAAGAGCTAGCTAAAGACCCCGAAAAGGTCAAGCAAAAAGCGTTAAACGCTCTAAGTTAGAGCTTTTCTCTTCAAAAATTTTTATACTTCTATTTTCTATTTATACTCATGACAGATTGGTTAGCTATATTCGCAATGGCGCTTTTTCCTATCGCCTATCTTTTTATATCTTCTAAAGATAAGAAGAAGAGGAGAAGGTAATACGAATTATCGAAATCTTTTTTAGACTCTAAGACAAAGTATTTTTTGATGTTAGCAGAACTAGCGTTAGAGGGATTTTTCGCAGCTATAGGCGCTATCTCAGGAGTTTTTATTATAGCCGAGGCAGCGCATCTTTATAATGAGAAGACCAGGAACCAAGCATTCCAAAATGCTGTTGACGCAATGAGTAAATCAACTGTGATAGCTGTTGAGAGCATTAAAGATACAACTGTGACCGGGATAAATGCATTAGTGAACATGGACACTCTCAGAGACGTAAACGATTTGGCAAAGTCGAAATCTCAAAATCAGCCCGCTCAAAAGTAATACTTTTTTTCTCCTAACCCAAAGTAATATCTTCTTTTTTGGCATTTCTCTTTTATATGCTCTTTCTTAGAGTCTAAAAATGAGAACATGAAAATAAAAATACTTAAAACAGATTCGGGATATGAGATAGAAGCGTCAGATGAGGAACTTCTAAGTTTGTTCAATAAATTCTTAGAAAGTATAAATAAGTATAATGAAAAAGAGACAAAAGAACTAATAGAAGAGAGTCAGGCTAAAGTGCAAGATATTTTAGGACAAATTCTATGTGGGGAACAATGAGAGTTATCACGTTTAAGATAGAAGAATATTTATTAGAACTATTAGAAACATATGCGTTACGATATAAATTAAATCGATCAGAGGCAATAAGGAAAGCAATCGAAATGTTAGTAAAAGAAGAATTAGAAAAAGAGACTGTTCCGGTAGCTAAAGTAGAAAAAATAATGAGATTGTGAGCTAAAATGAGAACTCTTTTTTTTATACCTTCGATGGGAAACGTAAGGCTTCCCCTTCTTAATTTTCTAATTAAAAATGATATCGAGTATGTGATTCTGTCACGTAGAAATCACGTAGCAGTTCAGAGGGAAATAGCGCTAGACATGTTTTTGCAGATGAAAGATTATGACACGTTAGCATTTTTAGATGAGGACGTAGTACCGATAGAGATAGATTTTTCTCAGATTCAAAAGAAGTTTGAAGAAGGCTATGATGTAGTTTGTGGATTTTATTATTTAAAGACGCTTAGAGGCTACTCTGTTTATCGGAAGGATTGGGAGAAGGAAATATTTGATGGGGAGGTAAACGGATGTGCTCTAGGTTTCACATTTATAAAGAGAGAGTTCTTAGAGCATGTGAGGCGCCCGGCATTTTTAGCTTACAAACCAGAGAATGCTCAACATTGGATAGGCGAAGACGTCTACTTTTTCTCAACGCACAAGCCGAAGACTTACGCTTTAAGCAGTCTGAAAGCATATCATTTTATTGACGAGAGACTAGCACTTTCTCCAGATAGAAAATTAATTTTGCAAAACGATAACGTAGCTAGACTAAAGTAATACTCATGATAATTTTTTTACTCTAAGTTCGAGTATATAATGGTATGAGTTCTACTATATACTATAATATTGAGTACACGATAAACGGGCAGCAAACTCAGCAAGAAGCAGAGCTTGGCGCTGTATTCTCTGGTATCGTCTATAACGAAGGCAATGCAATCATTGACATTATCATATATAAAGAACAACAGCTTGGTGACGCAATAGTCCCCGGTCAAACCCTCACCTTTTCACTTCAGCCCTTTCAATTTTTGAGAATAAAAGGAGTTTTTATAGCAAAAATAAAATTTCTGTTCGATCAACAGAACAGCTCTAGTAGTAGCAGTACAGTCAGAGTCAAAGGAGTTCTCACTTTCACACAGGAAGGAGCGGGTTCTATAGATATCGAAGGGACGTACGTAAACGCTCAAATCACCAATAATTCTTCAAATCCAGTCCCAACAACGATCACCAACACACCAAACGTCAACGTAGCCAACACACTTAGTGTAACCGTAGCGAACTCATCCACAAGTCCAGTCCCAACTACTGTCACGAACACACCTAGTGTAACCGTAGCGAACTCATCCACAAGTCCAGTCCCAACTACTGTCACGAACACACCTAGTGTAACCGTAGCGAACTCATCCACAAGTCCAGTCCCAACTACTGTCACGAACACACCTAACGTAAACGTAAATCAACTAACTGTCTCAACGGTAGCATCTGCGGCTGGTGCCTCTGTGAGTGCAAACACAAACATTCTATCATCTAATTACACCCCCCCGCAGGCGGGCAAAATAAGGATAACATTCGCAGCGAATGCGTCAGGTGTTCTTAGTATTGTTATAGTTAGCGGGACAACTTCTTACGTTTATGCGTTAAATGCAGGGAATACATTAAACGCAAATGTAATATATACATTCGAGATTCCTGTATCTTCTAGTTTTAGTTACAACATTCAATACAGTGTTTCTGCCACAGGTTTCTATCAGATTGATTTCATTCCTAGTTGAGGTGAGATAAATGGCTAAAATAAAAATAAAAATAAAAAAGGAAGAGGCAAGGGAAATAATCAAATTGTTAAAACAATCAAAAGAAATACTATATCATGATAACGATCTCTTACATGATGTCGATTATGCCATATACAGGATTTCTCAGCATGTTCTTAAATATAAAGGTAGTTTATTTCCTCCTCCACAAGGCATCTCAGGTGGCTCGCTTCTTGTAATTACATCATCAGGATCAGGGACTTTCAATGTGAGTAAAGGCGCTCACATATATGCTCTTGGCGGTGGTGGCGGGGGCGGGGGCAGCGGTCCTGGTGGTAGCAGTTCCGGTGGCGGTGGTGGAGGTGGTGGCGGGGGCGGATATATACACGCTGTAATGTTTTCAACCGGCACATTTTCATATACTGTCGGCAGTGGTGGTGCCGGCGGTGCTGGTGGTACTTTTACTAGTAATGGTTCAAATAATGGTTCAAATGGCGGTAATGGGGGTAACACAACAATAACGCAAGGTTCTAATAATTTATTAGTAGCGGGCGGTGGTGGTGGCGGCGGTGGTGGGCAGAGTTTAGTTAACGGTGGTGCCGGTGGTGGTGGCGGCGGTGGTGGTGTAAATACAACATCACTGATTCTTATTCAAAATGCCAATGGTGCTAACGGCACTGCCGGTGGCAATCCTAACGGTGGCAGCGGGGGCACTGCAGGACCATACGGTACTATTCAAAGTGGCGGCGATGGTGCTGCTAGTGCTGTTAATAGTAATGGTTCGAATGGCAGTAATGGGCAAGCCGGATTCATTATAATTATTTATGAATGAGCTGACTTCCTCCCCGCCCTGAATCTATGTACCTATTTGTGGTTAACTATATCCCCGGGAATCTTTTTCTTATATCCTTCTTTAATTAGTAAATTGATTATTGCGGATTTAAAAATTACTATCTTCTTTTGGTTTTAGGATTTTTGCCTAAAAGTATCTTGCCTAGGTGAATTCGGAATACGTTATTTTACGTTATTTTTGCCCTAAATTTTTAGGGCAAAAAGGGGGGCAAAAATCAAGATTAGAGTCTTTTTTAGACCATGGAGAGTTTCTGAAGTTTCATCCTTCCACGCAATCTTTCTATTCCTATTGGATTGCGGTGAAAACGCTGAAATATATTCAAGATGGGGGTATACCAGCCAGTGGAAACCGCCGTCTAGTATTGGAAAGTTCTTTCAATCTGTCTAGTACTTGGGGGAGGGGTAGACTGAAAGTATTTTACGTCATTTTACAATTCAACAGGAATGCAAAAAATTCAAAAATCACATGGAAAGGGCTGAGGCTATTTCTAGGATGTAACGCAATAAATTGAAAAGTCACGTAAAAGCACGTAGTTGACGTGTAACAAATCGATTTTTTGCTAAGGGTCTTGTGTTACATTCATGTTACACGCTAAAAATTGTAAACGACCACAAGAATAACTATATGCCCTAAAATAGTACCACAAAAATTCATACGAATATACATACAAAAAAACTTATAAGAATTAGACTCTAAGTTAGAGTTAGATAGGCATGAGAATAAGTATATATCTCAATAAGGAGGATGAAATAAAACTAAAAGAACTATGCAAAGAATACAAAAATCTCTCACAATGCATAAAAGCAATGATAAACAGTAGACACTCGACAATTCATGATGATCTGATGATCGAACTTCAAACAATTGAGGATAAATTGGATCAATGTATTAGGCAAAAAGTATTAGGCAAAAACACTTAAATAGAGTCTAACTTAGAGTTTTAGTCAGAGGGGATAAAATGCGTAAAACGTATCTCGTAAATGCATTCTCCCTAAACATGATAAAAGAATTCCCGATAGGAATTTCAGTGAACAAGATAGATAAAGAATGGTTTTGTTTCAATTTAAATGCAGACCCGCAGGTAGTAAATGCTATAGGTCATGACAGTACTGTTTATCTGGTAAACAAGTTATGTAATACAGATTTTCAGAAAAACCGTATTGAAGTCAAAATGAGCAGAGGGGATAGTGCATTACTCATAATGATATCGGAGAGACTGCCCGAAGGCAAAGTGTTGAACCAAGAAGAGATTGAGGAAATGTTAGTAAAGGGAAAGATAGGTTTCTATGAGGTGATTCTATGAGCGAAGCTGAGGTTCTCAAAGTACTGCAAAAAATGAAAGATAAAGAACTTGCAAATCTTATTAGGTCGCATTTAGTAGATCCTAGTAATCTTAACCTGCTTTTAATTTTTAAAAAGCTAGGGATAACTATAGATGCAGAAAAAGTTAACGCAATAATTAGTTCTAACATGAATTATGAGGAAAGAGGGTTAGTATATCAATGGATTGGAGGGATAATAATAGATGGATTAATGTATGTTTTACAAATAGTCTATAATCCTAATTTGAATGAAGCAAGAATAGAACTTATTCAACAGGATAGCATAGTATTACAATATTTAGGTGAATAAAATGAGAAAAGAGATTAATTTGTATAGGTGTTATTGCGGTTACACGACATACGAATATTTGCAATTATTGAATCATTTAACAAAACATATAGAAGAGCAAATAACAGAGATTAAGAAGGAAATAGAAGAAGATAGAAAGAAAGGACTCATTGAGAGAAAGAGTGTAAAGGATATCTTAAAAGAGGCGTTAGGAATTGCCTAGCGATATCATCAGATTAGGAGAACGTCTCCAAAAAGAACTTTCAGAAATAGGATTTAGTAATGATATTAAGGATGAAGACGGAAATGTAGATCTTAAGCAAACTATAGCATTTCTCATAGAGAAATATAGACAATCTCAGAGAGACATAACAAAGAAGAATATATCACTAAAAGAGATAAAGAACAAATATGAAAACGCTAGATGTGTTCAGTGTAGTAAACAAATTCGACTTGGAGAGATCTGCTACTTCGATCCAGAAACTCATAAAGTTCTGTGTGCAAAATGTTTCATTAAGAATAATTCAGAATCTGTTTACACAAAAGATGTAGTTCAAGCAGAATTAAAACTTCAGAGACTTAAAGACGAAATAAAAGTTCTAGAGAAAGAGAAAAAAGAGATACTTGAAAAGATGAAGACGGTTAACGTATATGAAGAATTAGACAATAAAGCAAAAATCATTTCTGAAAAAGTTGAAGAGATTAAGAAATTCTTTATGGAATACTTAAAGCTAGTAAACCCAAACGAAGACGAGAAAAATCTACTAAAGCAAAAATTACATGAAATGGTAGAATTAGAAAAAGAGATTGCAGAGAGTTTTAAACTGCTAGCTAAGGCGGTGTTGAAGAAGGGGTAAGAAATGGAAAGAGTAATACTTTTATACTCTAACTCAGAGTCTAACATGGAGGGTAAAATGAAAACGCATCTCTTCTTCAAAAATGTAAAAAAAGTATCTCAAACTGAGTATGAGCTAGAAGTGGATCTTACAACTACTATTTCTTTTAAGATAAAAAAAGAAGTGATAGAGATCGTGGAGGACTTAGCTAAGAGAAAAGGAAAAACTATATCTCATGTGATAAGAGAGGCATTAAAAGAAGAAATTGATGAAATAAAGAATTTAGGGAGTGGAAGAGTAGTAAGCTTCAGAATAAAAGAGAATCAATTAAGAGATATAGATGAACTAGCACGACAGTACAAAGTAACGAGAACTGACATAATTCACTGGAAACTGGCAAAATACTTGGAGAAGGAGGGGATACAAGTTGGGTAAGAAGATATTTTTACCTTCCGAAGTTATTGAGGAAATTTACAGAAGAAAGAAGGCGATAGGGAATACAAGAGACGCTCTTCATTTAGCCATATCTCAGTTAATTGAAGATGTTGAGAAGGCGAACGAAATAGAAATTATTTGGAATAAGAAGTTTTGGCTAGGAAAAGTGTATGTAAGAGATAGTAACTTAGAGAGGTTAATGGTTTTGGCGCAAAAGTATAACTGCAGTTATGGTAGAGTTTTACTAAGCTATATTATCAACAAGAAAAAGAAAGAAGGAATATTGGCATGGGGTGGGAAGTAATGGCTAAGGGAAAGAAGGTTTACAAAACTTTTCCTTTAGATGAAGAAACTTACGGGCTTCTCACGAAAGCTCAAGAGATAGTAAAGCAGAAGTATGGCATTGAAAGTAAATTAGGCACATTAAAACTCGCTCTAAAGAAATTACTGGATGAGGGACAATGAGAATTGACATTGAAGGAGAAAAGCTAGTGTCAGAAATTGAGAGAATTAGACAGCTCACAGGCTTAAGCCAAAAGCAAGTAAGTGAACTTCTTTTAAATTATGCGTTAAGAATTCCAGTGTGCAAATATTATGTAGAAAACAGATGCATTATTTTTAATGAAGAAAAACCTCACTGTCTTTTTTGCAAACTTCGTTAGCATACTATTTTTTTGAAAAATTCATGTAGCTCCTGAAACTCTTTCATGCCCTTCTCTGTTAAATAAAGAAATTTTCCTTCTTTATCACCTTCCTCTCTTATTATACCATCATCATTCAGAGAATCTATTAAAGGATATAACACGCCATCAGAAATGTCTACATCAAATCTCTTAATAATTTCGCTTCTCAGTCGTTTCATCTCAAGTCTACTTCCGTTTATTACCAATACTTTCAGAATAATGTAGTAGTTTATCCTCATATACTTCCTGATTTTCATACTTTCAGTTAACTCTGTGTAATTTTAAAGTCTACGCTAGATTCTAAAATAGAGTCTAGGTGAGAAACATGAACAATAATACTTTTATATTTTCTAACTTAGACTCTACAATAGAGGGAAAATATATGAAAGCGAAAGGAGTAAGAGAAAAATATCTTCCCAAACTTTATTCTATACAAAGAAATTTAGGAGAAGCGCTCACAGAGGAGCAGCGAAAAGTAGAGCAGGGCGGGAGAAAGTCAATAGATGCATATTATTACTCACTCAGAATAATGAGCATTTTGAATGAGGTGCAAGAGGTAATAGAAGCTTTAAAACGATACGATGATGATTCCAATGTAGACGAAACTGAAATAGACATGAAAATAAGGGTTATTAGAGAGGAAATTGCAGATCTTCCACTTTTAGAAAAATAATACTCATGATTTTTTTTAAACTCTTTCTTCGAGTCTAATATTGATGAGTCAAGTTTCTAGTACTAAAGAAGAGAAAACTGAACAGAAAGAAGAGAAGAAGAAGGAAGAAGAAAAGAAACATGAAACTGAGCAAGAACAAAAGAAAGAAGAACAAAAAACAGAGACTAAGCAAGAAGAGAAAGCAGAGCAGAAGAAAGAAGTGGCAGAACAAAAGAAGAAAAAAGTGATAAAGAAAGAGCAGAAAAAGAAAGAAACAGAATTTAATTATGGACTTATAGGATTAGGTTTAGCTCTGCTCATTGTGTGTTTTATCATGCTGATTATTTCCATCTCGAAGAGGTGGAAGAAATGAGGAAAGAGGCAATTGAGGATTTAGAAGAAGGTATGGTAGTAGAAGTTTTCATGAATAATTTAGATTTCGTAGGGACGGTAAGAAAAATCTCTGACGACTTTATAGAGCTAGTGATAGAAATTCCAATTTCTAAAAACAAAGTTAAGGAAGTAATAGCAAGGATAGATCTAGTTTCAATAGATGCGATATTGATTCACAGCGGAGCGGTGGTAAAGAATGAGTGAACTTTATGATCCTAATCAAGACTTGAGTAAAATCTGTCAATCTGAGTTTTTTGCTCCAGAACCAGAGAAAATTACGATCAACGGGAAGGATATTATAATAAAAGGACGTAAAAGGATGGACGTTATAGCAGATCTGCTTAACAGTGGCGTAGATGAGGAGTGTATAGTGAAGGGGATAGAGAGTTGGTGGGGGAATAAGCATCCGAGAGAATATCTTAGAGCGATAAAATCAAAGCTGAAGCTCAAAGAAGCGGCGCAGAATGAGCAAAAAGTAGATGAAAGCCTAAAGTTAAACGTAGAAGAGGAAAAGAAGGAAGAAGGAGAGACAGAAGGAGAAGAAGCAGAAGTAGGAGGAGAACTTCCGGAGCTAACTGCAGAAGGGCAAAAGCCTATTGAAATTAATGAAGAAGTAGTAGCCCTAGCCTACGGGGCGCTCTTGGAGCTTGTAGTCAGAATTCTGTCGGCTAAATATAAGAAAGATGTAGAATTAAACGACATAGTTCCAGATGAAAGAATCAAAAGTCATGGAAAGTACTATTATCAATTACTTGACGCGTTAGGGTTATTAAATGAGCGTTATGTTCAGCTCTTCATTCTAGGAGTAGGCTCAGCAGGCGCTGCAGCTAGCGATATAGTTGCCATAGTCACATACTTTAAGTCTCAAGAAGAGGAAGAAACAAAAAAACAGGATAAGAAGCAATGGAAAGGTGAGGGGAACAAATCAGATCTTAATGAAAAGGATAAGGTAAAATCGCAAATGAAAATTATGGAGGAGATGGAAATATGAAAGTACCATCAAACATGATAGTTAATTTGATCAGTCAAATCGCTGAAAGTGGCTTAGACCCGAAAGCAAAAGAATACTTAAAACAATTAAAAGAAGGAAAAGTTCAGCCTAAATATGAGGAATGCCAAGTAACGAAGATATTTCTTGATGGCATATCGAAAGCTACTAATAAATTCAAAGAAGCAGCTCCTTTAAGCGGGTCTTTTCAATTCTTCTATGTGCTTGTGCTAGCCTGCGAGACAAATGAAGAATTCAGAAGAGAGTTAGTGGAAATGTATAACAAATTAGAAGATTTTTTCTTGAGTGATCTGGATGAATCCGGATGATATCATTGTTATAATAGGAAGGAAGAGAAGCGGTAAGAGCTATTTAATAAAGCACTACTTTATTCCAGTTCTCAAAGCTCATAGAATTAGCTATATTATTGATGACCACAACTTGTTAAGGTCAGGGTCCGAATATGGAAAGTTCGGCTATAACGCTACTACACTTTCAGACATAGTTTCCAAACAGTATGCAGTCGTATACGACAGAGAGAAAAATGATATTTTTTTTGAAAAATTATGGAATGCAGTAAAACTACACGCGAAAAAATGGGGAACTAGTGTTCTCATTATAGATGAAGCATACTATCACTTTAAGTATAGACAGAAAGTTACGCCGGCAATCGAGGAGACATTACATGCGAATCGACACGCGAATGTTGGGCTTATATTAAGTACACAGAGAGTTTATGATCTAATGCCGATTGTCTACAAACAAGCAGACCTCATTATAATGTTTTACACTCGTGAGCCAAATGAGCTAAAGTGGATAAGTAAGTACATTAGCGCGGAAGCAGCTGAGAAAGTGAAAACTCTTAAGCAGTATTACTTTTTGATTTATGACGTGAATAGTCAAATGATGAAAATACATAAACCGATTTGAGAAAACTTTTTAAAGAGAGAGAATACTCCATAGCCGTACCCCCCCCTCATACTTTTTTGACTTGTGATTGAACCGCTTAGGCTGAGTTTATAAATTTTCTGAAACTTCTCATATTGAAAACTTTAGTTTCATAGCAGAATTCACGACTTTTTAGCTACTATGATGAAAATTCAGCAATTTCAGAAAAACAGTTTTCTTAACGTAGGAAAGGTTTATAGCGAAAATCTAACATAGAGTTTTTTTGGAGGAGAAATGAAAGAAGACGTTATGCATTATGTAATATTGTTAGTAGTGGTAGCAATAGGAGTCTGGGCAGGACTAACTCTATATAAATTCGTAAAACTATGAAAAGGTGGTAAACTAATTTAGGTGGTAAAAATGGGAGAAGTATATACAGAAACATTACAACAGACTTATGCGTGGTCTGCAGGAACTAATATACCTGTTAAAATACCTCGCAATAATTTCATTAGGAAGGTAAGGATCCAGTTAGTAGGCACAATAAGTAATGGCGGTACTAGCGCTGTTACTTTACCTAGCGCTCCATTCCCCTACAGTCTGGTTCAAACTTTCAATTTATCATATGAAGGCTCAAAGACGTTATACTCAGTGAGTGGACAAGGGTTAGGTATTCTAATGTACTACACAACTAAAGGGCAAAATCCAGCCTATCCCGCACCTGGAACTAGCGTAGCAGCAGGAGGAAGCGTTAATCTTAACGTTATGTGGGAATTTGATTTAGCCAGATTCCCTGCCACAATGGTTCAGAACATTATACTCTCAATATTGACGGGGCAAGCGCCTTCAGGCGTTACCGTTAACGCTAACTTCGTAATAACAATCACATACGAAAGAGTAACAGCACAGGAAATAGCAGCTGAGGGAGGATTAGGTGCGGATGGAGAGATGCCTCTCGCTACGGTTTTGCCAAAAGTAATCGAGATCCCTACTTTTTCTGTACCCGCGTCAAGCGCGCCAATACATGTAGCATACTTGCAGCCTGGACAGATTTACAAGAAGCAGTTAGTTTACGTGATAAACAGTAGCTCAGGGATCAATAACACAGACCCAACCCTATATGAGTTGAAGATCGTACGTGGAGTTCCTACGGACAAACTAAAAGTCTCATGGTCTGCTCTTCAGGCAGAAAATCAGACTGACTATGAGGTAGCACCATATAGCGGAGCTACTGCAATTGTAGATTTCAAAAAGTACTTTGACGGCGATTTAGATCTAACACATGCTCCTAGCGATTCAATAGAATATGATTTAGCTTTACAGAATCAAGACAATGTATACTCTCTCTACCTCAGCTACGTGCTTCCATACTACGATCAACTCGCAGCACTCCCTGCTCAACTCGCAGCACTAGCTCAACAATACATAGCAAGACAAAGAAGACAAATAAAGAGATAAGATGATGTAGAATGCCTTTTTTTGGAGGATTATTTAATGATATAGAGAACGCGGTCACTAATTTTACTAAACAAACTCAAAAAACAGTTTCTGACGCACAAAAATTAATCCACAAAGATCTAACTCATCCACCACCCTTTTTCCACCCACCTCGTGTATTCCCAATCGTGACAGGGATAAGTCACGCAGTAGGTCACGCAGAAAAATTAATCCACAAAGATCTAACTCATCCACCACCCTTTTTCCACCCACCTCGTGTATTCCCAATCGTGACAGGGATAAGTCACGCAGTAGGTCACGCAGAAAAATTAATCCACAAAGATCTAAC